ATGGAAAACTTTTACCCGAATGAGGAGGCGGAAGCATGAGAGAAAAAGTACCTGACCCGCTTGACCGTCTGGAAGTGCACCAGGATGAAATTGAAAAGTGGCAGGAGAGGTATCTCCCGCGGTGCTGCGACTGCGGTGAGCTAATTTTAGAAGACTGGCTCTACGACTTTGAAGGGGAGGTCCGCTGCGATGTATGCTGGGCGGATTTTGTAGAGCAGAATTTTGTGAAGCGTACGGAGGACTATTATAGATGAATTTGTATGAATTGACGGAGCAGGCCAGAATCCTGCAGGAGTGGGCGCAGGATCCGGAAACAGACGCCAAAACTCTTGCGGACACCATGGAATCACTCGATGGTGAAATTGCGGACAAGTTGGAAGCATGCGCCAAAGTGATTAAAAATCTGGAAGCAGATGAAGCCGCGTTGAAAGTAGAAGCTGCAAGGCTGACGGAAAAGGCAAGGGTTGCCAGAGCCGGAATTGATCGTATCAAAAAGATGATGCAGACGGCCATGGAGCAGACAGGTAAAAGGAAGATCAAAGGTGAATTATTCTCCTTTGGCATCCAGAAGAATCCCGCCGCCGTTGTGGTGGATGCAGAGCCTCGAAATATCCCGGCGGATTTCTTGATCTGGAAGGAACCGAAAATTGACAAGGAAAAACTGAAAAAGGCTTTGAAGGCTGGCGAGGATCTGAGCGGAATCGCGCATATTGCGCAGACAGAAAGCCTGCGGATTCGATAGGAGGTAAAAAGCATGGAAGAAAAAAGATTATTCCGCCTGCTACGGGCGGACGAGATAGAGTGTCGGGTGCAGACCATCAAGGAAAGCGGCCTGTCCTTGCTTCTGTACAAGGACGCACGGTGTGACATGAACATCTTGGACGAGGCTGTTGGCCCTTATAACTGGATGAAAAAGTATAGCCGTGAAAATGCCAATTGCACCGTTTCCTTGTTTGACCCAAGCAAAGGCGACTGGATCCCAAAAGAGGACACAGGTACAGAATCAAACACTGAGAAAGAAAAAGGGCTTGCCTCCGATTCCTTCAAAAGAGCTTGTTTTTGCTGGGGCATCGGGCGGGAGCTGTACACAGCGCCGTTTATCTGGGTCAACTCCAACAAAGTGAAAATTACATCCGGCAGGAATGGAAAGCTGGCGTGCTATGAAAAATTCCACGTCAAAAATATTGAGTACGACGAAAGATACAGAATCAAAAAGTTGACCATTACCAACGATTCCGGACAAGTGGTTTACATGTTTGGCGGATCATCCGCAAAAAAAGCTGATACTTCCGTCAAAAAAGGAAGCGCACCGGCAGCAGGCGGTGTGAACCCTGAGCGCGACATGCTGTCAAAGATCACCGACGAAGAGCGCGACGAGCTCATGGGGCTTTTCACGGCAGAAAAGATCCGCGTTGAATACGTCAATGCCTTGTACAGCATGGATAAGCTCACAGACGCGACATACGCCAAATATCTAAATATTAAAAAGAACATCGGCAGGATCAAAAAGAAGCAGGAAGAGGAGGAATAAACCATGATGGATGAAAAAGCAAAGGAAGCGCGCAGAGCCTATAAAAGAGAGTGGAACAGAAAGAACAAAGACAAGGTAAAAGCTGCCCAGGAACGATATTGGAAACGTAAGGCAGAAGCGTTAGAAGCTGGCAAAGCTGCAGAGGAGGAGAAAAAATGAATTCAGTACAGTTAGTCGGTCGTCTGACGCGTGATCCGGATATTCGGTACAGCAACGGCGGCACAAGTATCGCAAGGTTCTCCATCGCTGTAGATCGGCGCTGGAAGAAAGAAGGCCAGCCGGACGCGGACTTTCCCGGAGTTATTGCCTTCGGGAAGACCGCGGAATTTATCGAAAAGTATTTCCAAAAAGGCAGCAGGATCGGCCTTTGCGGGAGGATCCAGACCGGAAGTTATACAAAAGAGGACGGGACAAAGGTGTATACAACGGATGTAATTGCGGAAAGTGTGGAATTTGTCGAGTCCAAAAATTCCACCAGTGCAGAGCCTTCTGGCCAGACCGGTGAGCCTGTCGGAGATGGCTTTATGCAGATTCCGGAAGGGATCGACGAGGAACTCCCGTTCAACTAGGGCAATGAGCTATGACAATTTTTATAGACTCCCGCGAAAAAGCGCGGGCAATCAAAAAAATAATTGAAGAATTTGACCGCCGCGGCGTCAACCACAAATCAACCAAATTGTGGGTCGGGGATTATCAAAATCTTGACAATCCGCGGCTGATCGTTGACCGGAAACAAAATCTTTCAGAACTTTGCTCAAACGTTTGCCAGGATCACGAACGATTCCGGGCGGAGCTTGTCCGAGCGCAGGAAGCCGGGATTCAGCTTGTGATTCTGGTGGAGCATGGCAAAGGCATTGAATCGCTGGAAGATGTGATTTTCTGGGATAATCCGCGGCGGCACAAGCGTCAGAAGTTTGGCGGCAAGTGGCGTACGGTAGAGACGAAAGCCACGACCGGAGAGACACTATACAAAATTCTGGCCACGCTGGCAAGAAAGTACGGTGTACGCTTTGAGTTTTGCGAAAAGGCTGACACAGGGGCGCGGATTTTGGAGATATTGTCATGACGTCGGAAGAGATCAAAAAAAGCGTATCCATGCTAGAGGTGGTAGAGCGGTATGGATTCCGGCCAAACCGGGCCGGGTTTATCCACTGCCCTTTCCACCAGGGCGACAAAGGAGCGTCGCTCAAAGTCTACAAGGATTCGTTTCACTGCTTCGGCTGCGGCGAAAACGGCGATATCTTCCAGTTCGTTATGCTGATGGATAAATGTGACTTCAAAACGGCGTTTTTAAGCCTTGGTGGAGATTACCCGCATGATTCCAGTAGCAACGGATTCCGCGCGAAAATGGCGCGATACAAGCGCCAGAAAGAGTGCGAGCGCAAAGAGGCAGAGGCGGCGCGTCAGCAGTCGGCGCGCGAACTGAACAAGATGCTAATTGACATTTATTCCGATGCCGTCCGGCGGGCGCCGGTGTACTCGGATGCGTGGGTAGACTCCTACAACGCCCTACAGTATCAAATTTATTTGCACAGCGTCCGCGAAAAAATCCCATATGAAAGCGAGGTGATAATTTTTGACACAGCAAGAAATAGACAGCATGGAAGTGGATGATTTTGAAGTCTCGGATACATACGTGGCCGTTTACGATCTTCCGGATGAACTGATGCGGGCGGAGATCCTTGCAAAGATGCGCAGGCGGGCGGTGGAACTAAAATGCGCGACAACTTTTGATAATTTTGTTCGAACATTCAACAGGCTTTTCAAACAAGCGCAGCGTGAGGAGCGCGAGCGGCAGCGCAACAACAACACGTCAGTTGTGGTAAATAATCACACGAATTTCAAAGACGCCGAAGGCAGCGATATGCATTGGCCTTGCGGCGTATGGATTGCGACGGAATCCGGGATTGAGATAGACACGGAGCGCGGCACATTTGTCGCCTGCCCGCATCCGATTTACCCAAAGGCGCGGCTGAAAAATCTCGAGACCGGCGAAGAGCATGTGGTGCTGGCCTTCAAGCGCCGGGGCAAGTGGCAGGAGCTGACCATAAAAAAATCAGTTGTATCATCTGCCAACAAGATCGTGGCATTGTCGGATTACGGCATCGCAGTGACTTCCGAAAACGCAAAGTTCCTTGTCAGATACTTGTCTGATGTGGAGGCATACAACGATTTTGAAATCGGCGAAACGCTTTCAACCAGTAAGCTGGGCTGGCATGGAGCTGATTTTATACCGTATGATACAGAAATCCTTTTTGATGGAAATTCCCGCTTTAAGTCGCTTTTCGCGGCGATTCGGTCAGAAGGGTCATGGCAGACGTGGCTGGATCATGTAAAAAAGATCCGCCAGCGCGGCCGGATAGAAGTGTCAATGCTTATGGCTGCCAGCTTCAGCAGTGTGCTAATTCCGATCATCGGAAATTTGCCGTTTTTTGTAGACCTGTTTGGCGAAACAGAAGGCGGAAAGACCGTGGCGGAAATGGTGGCTGCATCCATCTGGGCAGATCCGAAAGACGCCGCTTATATCGGCGATCTGAAAACCACAGACACAGCCCTGGAAGCACGGGCGGACATGCTCAATAACTTGCCGATGATTTTGGACGATACGTCAAAAACATCAGACCGCGTGCGGAATAATTTTGAAGGAATTGTATACGATCTTTGCTCCGGTAAAGGGAAAACCCGCTCCAACAAGGAGTTGGGAATCAACCGCGAAAATCACTGGTCATGCTGCTTTATAACAAATGGAGAGCGACCGCTGAGTTACTACGTCAACCAGGGCGGCGCGATCAACAGAATTTTAGAAGTCGAGTGCATGCCGGAAGTCTTTGAAAATCCGGCAAACACAGCCGAAACGGTGAAGAAAAACTTCGGTTTTGCCGGGAAATTATTTGTCGAACATATCAAGACAATGCCACGTGATTCCATCATGGATCTTTTCAATGGCTTCCGGGCAGAGCTGGCCGATGCCGGCGCGATGCAGAAGCAAATTGACAGCCTTGCGGCGGTGCTTACGGCTGACAGGATAGCCACAGACGCGATTTTTAAGGATGGGATATACATTTCCTTGGATGATGCTAGAAAGTGCCTTATTGCGCATTCTGAGCTGTCTGACAACCAGCGCTGTTACGAATATCTGGTTGATAAAGTGGCCATGAATCCGGCGCGCTTTGACCTTTCCACGAACATCGAACACTGGGGCGTTGTTTCTGAACACGGGGACTACGCGATATTTTTCAACCAGGCGTTCACGTCCGTTTGCGGTGAAGGGAATTACTCAAGAAAATCCTTCCTAAATTGGGCCGATCGAAAGGGGTTGATAGTGACAGATGGGAAAAATCAGACTAAACAGAAAAAGATTGCCGGGAAAAATTGCCGCTGCGTATGGCTGGTTTTGCCGCAAGAAGATGAATGGAGTGTTACAGATGATTTTGACGTGTTACCGTTTTACTGAAAATATTCCGCAATATTCCACTATCTTCCGCAAAAAATCCAAAAGGTAACAAAGTAACAGCGGTAACAGTCGAAAACCATGCTATATACATAAAAAAATATGGGGGGGGGTATGCCAGGTAGCAAGAGTGATAACACACAACATTTTTATTTTTGCTATATAGGAAAACCTGTTGTTACTTTGTTACTTTGTTACCAGCATGGCTCAACTCCAGTATTTTCAACGGTTTCAGCGTTTCGGCGGAGCATGATATTTTTGATACCTTTTGGTTACCGCATGTTACCAGAAGGCAGGAGGTGAAAAATGGATGAAAAGAAAACATATTACAAAATTTATTCCGCAGTTTGGAAATTCCACGCAACGCATATGCGGGCGGCAGATTCTGACCAGTGGTTTGATGATCTTGTCAAAGACAAGGATTTGACCTTCCGGGCATTGGTGAAAGAGTGCGGAAAGCAGTACGCCGATTTTATCGGGCGGATGCTTCTGGCAGCAGAAAAAGAGATCGAAAGAGAATTGAAAGAAAGGCAGGAGGTGCAGTAATGGCGTTTGCTATGAAATGTGACAGGTGCGGAAAATATTATGAATACTGCGATAGGAGTATAAGCGCAGAATCATTTGATGAATGGATCACTAAAAGCGTGTGGACAAAAAGGAGGAAAAAGATGACGAATAATTATGATAATTACGATGCCGCGCAGACGGTGTACACATTTATGTACAACTGTATGTTTAACAAGGGTTCGGCGGAATACGCATGGTTTAACGAACGGACCTCCGAAGGGATGGAACTTAGCGAAGATACAAACATTTTGAAGCTTATGGCGGATTATGTAACGTGGGGCGCAAGGAGGTTTTTCTGATGACTGAAAGAGAAAAAATTCTGGAAGAGGCGAAACAGATCATTTGTGAAGACCGGAATAACCAGTATGGCGAGCCGGAAGATAACTTTGCCAACATCGCGGCGCTGTGGTCCATCTATCTCGGGGTTGAGCTGGACAGCTATGATGTCGGCATGTTGATGGTGCTGTTCAAGACTGCCCGGATGATGACAGGGCCGTACAAGAGGGATTCACTGGTGGATCTGATCGGTTATGCGGCCTGCGCTGCGGAATGGAGGAAAGGAAATGAAACATACAATACAAGAACTTCATGAAAAACAGGGCTTGCCACTTTCCATGAAGATCAAAATGACAGAATCGAGAATAAGAGAATGGGTAAACACATATGGCGAAGACGGTGTTTAT